GATCAGGGCGGTATCGCCCAAGGGCATGGTGATCTTTTTCGATGCGCCGTCAATCCGAATGCTCATGCGCCACCTCCAGTCTCTCGATTCGCGCCCGGAGCGCCGCGATTTCCTTCTCATGGCGCTGCCAACCCTCGATCAGCACGGCGATCAGTTCCTCATAGCAAAGCCCGTGGATTTCCGCGTCCAAATTGCCAAGTAGCGCCGCATCCATGAAATCCGTTCCGCGCACCGCTTCCTCGACCTCCTGCCAAACAAGCCCAAAATGCAGCGCCGCGTCGTCCGCTTTCAGACGATAGCGGCGCGGTTTGAGCTTCGGCAGTAGGGCGTGGGCGTTGAGTCTGGCAATATCCTTTTTGAGGATTCGGTCGGAACCGACGTCGGGCGAATTGTTTAGAAAGATCTTCTTCCAGCGCCCGCCGGAATCGTAACCGAGCGTATATTGGTTTCCGACAGTTGGATTGACGGAACACCCGAAATCAGCAGTTCCGGACGGCTGAATCTCTACATACCCGCCACTCCCAGAGCTGATAACGATTGTCCCGTTCGAGCCGATCATTAGCCCGCTTCCAGAAGCCGTGAACATTCCTCCGGCATTCGAACCATTATAGCTCAAATGCAGTCCGCGATAGGATGCGTTCGTCGGCGATGTGCCGATCTGCGCAACTAGTGTTCCGCCAAGGCTCGAATCGCGAAGCTCCACCGCCCATCTGTTAGCGAGCTGCTGCACCTGCGACGTTAGCCCGCCTGCCCCGCTCACCGTCTGCGTGATGCTGCTTACGTCCTGCTGGATCGCGCTGATCTGTCCCGCCTGATTCGAAACCAAGCTAGACACCCCGCTCACATCCTGCCGGATAGATGAAATCTGCCCCGCCTGATTCGATATCGTGCCGGACATCTCCGTCGCGCTCTGCCGAATGGTGGATATATCGCCTTGCGCGTTCGTCATCGCGGTCTGAAGCTGCGAAGCCGTCAAACTCACCGCCGCCAGATTGTTCTCCGCGTCCGTCAGCCCCGCGCGGATCTCCGTGGCGGTCTGGCGAAGCGCGGTGATATTGCCCGCGTTGTCGGTGACGGCGCTCTGCATGGTTTCCGTGGTCGCCTCGACGGTATCCAGCCACGTGCGGGTATCGGTCAGCAGCGCCTGCGCGCTCTCGATATCCGCCCAAGCGCGGTTCAGCGCCTCCTGCAAGTCCGGATCAAGCTTGTTTTCCGGGATGCCCCCGTCCGGCAGCGCCGTAGGCGGCAGCGTTCCGGGACGGAGCTTCGAGCCGTTAAGCGAGGGGATTTGCCAAGAATAAATGCTCGCGTCCCCCGCGCGCACGTTGCCCAGCTCGCACTCCAGCACACGCCCGGTCAGGCAGTCCACCACCACGCGGTGTACGTCCGTCTGCACCTCGATCCCGTGACGAAGATCAACGACCGGCACCTCGTCGTACAAAAACAACCGGTCTAAATCCTTGTACTGCGCGTACTCCACCGTATCGCCCAGAAGGATAAACTGTACCGATAGCGAAACGTCCGGCAGATCGCATTCGTCCTCAAACATTTCCTGCGCCTGCTCCGTCATCCGCGTCCGAACAAGCGCCTTGGTATTCTGTTTCCCGTCCACCTTGCAGTCGTTGCACGTCAGTACATGGCAGCGCTTGACCAGGTATTCGCCTGCGTGCGGAGAGAGCACGTAATTTTCCGCGCTAGCGGGATCGTCCGTCAAATAAAGCAGCTTCCCGTCCTTGGTCTCGCCGACCGGCTTGATCGCCGTCACGACGTTTTCAAGGTTGATCTCGTAATCGACGCCCAAGAGATTGCACCCGTACTCGATTCGTAAACCGCGATTGCGCCCGGCGCGCGAAAGCAAGTACAATTCAAAATCATCCCGCACCAGCTCCGCGCCGTACTTTTTAAGAAACCCCTCCTCGGGATCAAGCAGCGCCTGAATCGGGTTCATGTTCTCATAAGGCAGCCCCGTTCGCGTATTGCCAAGGTCGGTATACCCTTCAAATTCGTGAGGTTGGTCGCAGGAATCGAGAATGCCGGAAAGCGCGGTAAGGGCGCTGACCGTCCCGTCCGCCTTGTAACGCGTGTTGTTTGAAAGCAAATCATAGGAAATATGCGGCGCGTAGGCGGTCACCGTGCCGCCCTCCGTGTCGATCCGTATCGATTGAATCCGAAAAAGCTGCTCGCGAATCACCCAAGGCGCGGCTTTTTCTTCGATGTCCGTGATCGCCTCGGTCGTGTCGTAGTCGAGCGCCGCGCTATTCACCCACCCGGATATTCTGCCCGTCTTGATCTTGTAGCGCTGCGCGCCTTCCGGCTTTAAGACCACCGTCACGGATTGCCCTTTGGGGAGCGGCTTTCCCTTGGCGCGCCCGCCGCTTTTCTTGGTGTAGACCTTGCGCTCGTTCTGCGTCGCGCTTTGCTTTACCGTCCATGTTTCCACCGAGGTCACGACCTGCCCGCCCTCGTCGATCTCCGGCGTCGTCCGAACGCGCGTCATGCACGATAGGATATTCCCGTGCTGCAAATTCCGCCATTTGCCCTGTGGATCAAACGGATGCGTAAGCGTCACCGCGCTCATCCCGCCCGCGATTTCCTCATGCTCGCAAGAGATCGGGAAAAGCCCGCCGCAAAGCCCCGTCCCAGTAAAATCCGCCTCGTTCTTGCCGTACACAAATACGTCGTATGTCATCCTATAACCACCTCCAACGTGGCGTAATCTGCACTTTGGTCACGTTCCCCGTCCAAGAAACGCTGGTCGATCTGACCGGAAACACGGGGAAAATCCGGTCAATCAGCGTCACGTTGCCCGCGCCGCCGCCCTCGAGGTAGACTGATTTTAGATCGCTGTCGATCACCGCCGTGCCATTTAATCCGCTCAGTTGTACATAAACGTCGCCGATCAGCATCAGGATATCGCCCGTACCCGTCACCTTGATCTCTGGGAGCGCGGTCTCGGTTCCGGGATTGTCGATCGCCTGCGCCCGGTAGAGCGTAATCACTTCTTCCTCGACCTCGCGCAAAAGCGGATCGCACCAAAACCCCACCTGAAACACCCGATCCGAAAACCCCACAACGAATGGCGAGTAGCTCACCGCGTCCAGAACCCGCGCGTAATACGCCCGATCCGGCACGTCGGATAGCGTCAAAAGTCCCTCGCCGTTCAGCCACGCCTTGATCTTCTCCATAGGCGCGACGGTCACGCCCTGCTCGTAGGGCAGATACCCGGAAATCATCAAAAGGATTTCCTCATACGCCCCGTCCTGCATGTGCAGAGAGCCGTGCCGCCCCGGAACGGGCTGCGGCTCGTCACGCTTCAGCGCCTTCGTAATCGGCGGAAGGCTCGTCACCACCACGCCCAAAGACGACGCCGAAACGCCTTTAAACGTAAAGTCCATATCGCTCACGTGCTGCCTCGCCTCCCGCCGTACCCCGCGCTGACCTGCCCGAAATACCGATTCGCTTCCTTGATCAGATTGCGTGCGTCCCGATCGGAGCGCACGGAGGGGTTGTTGATGTGCAGTGTCACGTTCGGACGCGAAGTCTCAAGCGCCTTAGTGCCGGAAACGACGCCGCCCGTGGCTGCGCGCCCGCTTGGCGCGTAGCTCGCCACGTACCCGTCAAGCAGCGAAGCGTCGATCCCGGAAGGCGCGAATTGCAGTCCCTTCGTCAAGCCCTTCGGCGTTCCGCCGCCTCCGCCGCCTCCGCCGCCGGAAAGCCCAGCGTTTGCGGCGGCAATCGCCTCGCGCGCCATCTGTCGCGCCTTTTCCCGGATGCTTGGCATCATGGAACTCATGCCCTGAATAAATTTTTGTCCGAAATTGCGCCCGGCAGACATCGCGCCCGCGCCCTGTGAAGAAAGCGCCTTCGCCGCCGCAACGGCGATGCCTTTGGCGGCGTTTTTGGCGGCGTCCGTCGAATCAGATAAACCGCTCGCGTACTGTTCGCCCGTTTCCGATCCGTTGGCGGCGCGCAGGTTGTAGTTCAGGGTGTCGGCACTGACGGTCGGCGTGAAGTTGACGCCCAGATTGACCTCTGCCGCCTTCCCGGCAACTTCCTCCTTGGCGGCGGCCTCGACCGCCGCCGGAACCTTCGAAGCGTCCACCTCACCCGGCGTCACCGTCGTTTTCGGCGTCACTTCGACGGGCGTTTCGTTGAACGCCTTCGTCACGTCCTGCCCTAACTGGCCGATCATCGCCCGGAACTTCGTTTCCCCGTCGTTCATATCGAGATCGCCAAAGGGCGAAAACAAGCCCGATTGCAGTGCGGACATAAAGATTTCGCCGACCGAACCAAAATTGAAGTTTGCGTCGCTAAAGACCTTCGTCGCGGCGTCCGTCAGCTCATCGCGCTTGCCGGTCAAGAGGTTCGTAACCGCGCTCGTATCGCCGGTTTCCAATCACTGCGAAATGCCTTTATACAGATCCTCGGGTGTCATTCCCAAAGATTTCGCCAATTCCTCGCTGATGTCGGACTTTTCGACCGTCCCCGTATTGATCTTGTCGATCAACCCCTGCGCGGTATCCGCAAGATCCATATCTTTGGTCGCTTGGCTGATTCCCTCCGTCAATTCCGGGAACGCCTCCGCGACGCCCTTCATCAATTCGCCAATGTTCGCTCTATATTCCTCGACCAGCGCGTTCGTGGTCTCCTGAAGCTCTGCGGCAATTTTCTTTTCCTCTTCCGCATACCCCGCGTCCGTCAATTCACCTTTGTCGTAACGGTCTTTTAGCTCTGCAATCTTGCTCGCCGCAAGCTCTTTTGCGCTCTGCTTTTTGGTTTTGTAATCCGCGTACGTTCCGCCAAGCGCCGAGGCGATGGTGTCCACGTCCCGCGTCGCGCCGGATCGAACCAGCCGCACGTCGGTGGTTTGCGCCTTACCTGTCGCCGCGTCGATCAGCGCCATCACTTCCGCCACGCGCTTTTCGATCGCGTCCAGCTCCCCAATGCGCGCGCTGACGGCTTTGGCCGACTTGCCCGCCATCGCGTCGATCCATTGAACGGCGCTCTCGTTTAGAGCCTTCAGCTCCTCCGTCATCGAGGCGCCCTGTTTCTTGATGTTTTCGACCTGCGTGTCATAGTCGGCGGAATTGACGTCCAGCCGCGAAATCTGCTCGTTTATCCACGTTTCGATTTCGTCGATTGCCGGAGTAATCAGCTTTTCAAGGTCGCCCTTTAACCCGTCCAGCACGGTTTTACTGTCTTCCTTGCCGTCCGTCAGCGCCGTAACAACCGCTTTAAAAACGCTGTTTACCTTGAGCGCCAGCCCCATGCCGTTCGCCGTTTTAACCGCATCGCCCATCAGCGTCGCCATCTCGGACAGCTTCGTCTTGACGCCGTCGACGTCCGCGCCGGTTTGAGAGGCCAGTTCCGAAACATACCCCTCGGACGCGCCGCGCAAATTCTCAAGCGCCGTTTTCGACGCGTCCGCCTGCTCGATTAACGCCTCGCATCTCGATTTATAGGTCTCTTCGTCGATTAGTCCGCTGTCAAGATCGCGTTTGAGTTGCGCTAGGCTCGCGTTTGTGCTGATGTCTACGCCTTGCGTCAGCTCGTCCACATACGCGTTGACGCTCTCGTTGACCGAAGCGGCGTCGGCTTCGCTAACCGTGCCGCCGCTCGCCAGCTTGTCTTTGATGGTCTTATAGAACGATTCGACCTGCGCCGTCACGGTTTCGGAGGGCGTGATCGTCGTACTTACCGTGATCTTATTCTCGACGTTCTCGTTGATCTTGGTTGATATTTCCTCGACGCGCTCCTTGTTCACCCGCGCAAAAGCCCTGTTTAACGAATTGTCGAGACTATCAGCGTTCCTCGCAAGTAGCTCCATGCCCGTCGCAAGCCCCGCGACAACCGCGATGCCCATTCCGATTGGATTGCTCAGGATGCCCGCCAGCGCCCCAAACGCCGTCACCAGCTTCCCGCCGATCAAAAGCAGAGGCCCCGCCGCCGCCGCAAACGCGGCAATCGACACGACGCCCTCGCGAAGACTTTCCGGCAGCGCCTGAAACGCCGTCAATTGTTCGGAGATCCACGAAAGCCCCTGCTCGACATAGGGAAGCAGGATGTCCCCGAACGAGGTCGCGACGTTTGACAGCTGCACCTTGACGCGATCAAGCGCGCCCTGCGCGCCCGAAGTCATCGTCTCAAACGCCGCCTCCGTCGCGCCCGCAGCGCCCGCCATCGCGTCAAGCGCGCCCGCAAAGTATTTCGCGCCGTCCGCTCCCGTCAGCGCAAGAACCGCGTTCAGCGCCTCGACCGAACCGAAAAGCAGCGACATTTTTTCAGTACTGCCCCCGGTCTTTTCGGAGACGTCCTGCAAAAACCCGGCAAGCCCCCGGCTTTCAAGCGCCGAGGCGCTGAATTCCAGCCCCAGCGCCTTCGCCATTTTCTGCGCTTCCGCCGTGGGCTTGATGATGTTGCTAAAAGCCGCCTTTAGCCCCGTAATGGATTCGCTGGTTCCGATGCCCTGCCGCGTCAATGCGGCGATCGCGCCGAACAGCTCATTTGTCCCGACCTTGAGCTGCGCCGCCAAAGGGATCACGTTGCCGATCCCGGAAGCAATCTCGCCGAAGGTCGTCTTGCCGTAGTTCTGCGCCACCAACATCTGGTCAGAGATTTTCCTGACCGCCTCCGCGCCGCTTAGGCCGTACGCGTTCGTCACCGTCGTTAAGCCGTCCACGGCGGTAGTCGCGTCCGTAAACCCGCCGACGGCGGCCTTGGTCGCGATCTCGACGGTCTCCATCGCACTCTTTGTGTCGTTGGTCGCCGAGATGGTGTTGTAAAGCGCCTCGGTCAGCTGCTCCGGCATCACGCCCATCCGCGCGCCGAGTTCGCGCGCTTGATCCTTGATCTGCGACAGCGAAAGCACGGAAGCGTCCGCGATGGTCTCCACCTTACGCGCGCTCGTATCGAGCTTTGCGGAAAGCATGGCGGACGCCGTGCCCGCCGCGATGATAGGCGCGGTCACTCCGAGCGTCAGCACCTTCCCGACGGACGTAAGCGCGCCGCTAACCGCCTTAATCTTGTCGGAGGCGGACGCGCCCTTGTCGGTCAGCGCCTTTAAGATGCCCTTCGCGGTCGCCACGCCGGACGAGAATTGGCTCGTGTCGAGCGTCAGCGTCGCGACGACTTTTCCTGCGTCAATGGCCAAGCATTTCACCTCCGATCTTTAGTCGCTCAAGAAGCGCGAGATTGTCCTGCGTCTTCTTTGGCTTCAATTTTTGCTTGCTTTCAAGCCGCGCGATGACCTCGGCGACCGCCTCGTCGAGGCACCACGCGACGTATTCGTCCTCAATGCGCAGCAATCGGCTCGGCGTCGCCTTGAGGCTTTCCGTCATCCCCGCCAATTGCACGGCGTATTCCCGCACGAAATCGATCGAGCCCGGCCGCGCCTCCGATCACGAAGGCGTAGATCTCGTTGACCTGTAAATCGGTCAGGTATACGCCCGCCGCCTCGAGAGACTTCGCACTCGGCTCCACAAGCGCCATCTTGGCGATCTTCATCACGCCCTGCACCATTTCTCCCGTCGGCAGTTGCGCGATGCGGGCGGGATTGCCGGAAAAAAGTTCCGCCACGACGGGGAGGAGGGGATTTGGTATCCCGCCCTCCGCCATCATGGCGTAAAGCGTCGGGCGTCTAAGCTTGCAGACAAAAGGCTCGCCGTCTTCCCAACCGGGCAGTTCGACCTCCTGCGTTCCCGCGAACAGTTTGATTTTATCAATCGATGTGGTCGCCATGGGATATCCCCTCCTTTGCGTTTATGTCTTAGGTCACGGCGGGCAATTCTTCGAGCTGCTCCACCGTAAACGGGCTGACGCCGCTTCCGGGGCGCGACACGATCGAGTATTTCAGCCCCGCGAACGCGCCGTCCGAGAAGGACAGCGGCACGCCCTTGCCCTTGCACCCGGCAAATGTCCACGCGTGGTAACTGTTGGCTTCGCCCGCCTGATCGCGGTCGGACGTGTAGAGCGTCATCGTAAACTTCTTGCGCGTCACGGGCGAACCGGCGACGGGCGCGGCATAACTCTGCCATGCGACGGGCGATTCGCCGTTCGTGTTTGTCCCGCCGTCGATCAGGGCGAAGACCTCGGGGATCATGCGCTGATCGTCAAGCTCGATGTCGTAGCCCTTGACGATGTCGTCGGTGACGATCAATCCCTCAATGCTGTTCTTAATGCGCTGCTCCACCTCCGCCCCGGCGGATACGGCGGGCGTGCAGTTCGCGGCGTTCGACGTCTCAAAGATGTAGGTCACGGGCGTGGTTTCTACCGTGACGATCTTGACGCGCTCCACGTTCGCAATGTTGAATCCCATAAGTTTCGGCATGTTGATTTCCTCCGTTATCTGGCGCAAAGCGCCGTGTATTCGATCGATGCGATATGCGCCTTGCGCAAATCGTCTACGTCTTCCGGCGAGATTTCACCCGTCGTGCGAATCGCCTTATACGGCGCGAGCGCCGCCAAAATACCGGCGATCACGCCGCGCAATTCAAGCGGCCTCCCCGCTGGAACGTAGGCGGTCACGATAAGCGATTTCGCCCCGGTTGTTTTTCCAAGCGCGTAAGTCCCTCCGTCGCTCACGACGGCATAAGGGCGCTTGCAGACCCCGTCTTTCTGCCCGGACAGGTACGCGTCGATCCCCGCGCCACGAAGCCTGTCTAAAATGGTTTCCTGAATACTCATCGTCCCGTCCTCCTCGCGTAGGCCGACGCGCGCGCGCGCATAGCGGACTTGCTTCGAATAATCTTCACTTTGCCCATCCCCCTAAGCGCCGCATATCCATACTGCGCGCGAATCTGCGCGGCCAGCTCGTCACGAAGCGGGTAAATCACCGCGAAGCGCCCGCCGTTGGCAAATTCCAGCAGTTCCATATAGTCAGGATACAAGCCCTTCTTGCCTTGCTTGTAGTTCGGCGCGCTCCCGCCAAAACGGATGGTCGTGTTCGTTCCGTATTGTTCTGCCTCTGCATAGAGCCGCGCGCGCGCCTGTCCCCGTTGATCCTTCCACGCAGCGCGCGGCTTCATAGCGGACGCCACTTCTTGCGCGGTGTCCTTTGCAAACGCCAAGGTATTCTTTCGCGCCAGCTCCACGAGCGCCGAGGAGGCTTGATCAAAGCTGCGCGTGTCGATCTTCAATCCGCTCATAAATCACGCCTCCGAAAGTTGGTAAAACACCCGAACGCGCGTGTCGTTCCAGATGTTTCGTACCGTCCGCGTTTCGCCGCCCTGCAAAACGCAGCGGTCGCCGTGCCTAATCTCCGGGAGATCGTCCTCGTACATGGCGCAAACAAAGACGTCGGACGCGTCCTCATACCACTGGCCCGCGTTTTCGATCTTCCATTGCCCGGGTCGCGGAGACGGCACACGCCACACCTCGAGTTGCCCGATCAAAGAAAAGGCGTCCGTCGACTGTCCGTATTCGTCAAGCGTCTGGCGGGAAAAGGTCGCAGTTTCAGAAGGGAAGCGCGAAAGCAACTTCGAAACGCGCCGCCGAAGCGATTGAATGTTCATACGTGATCACCACGCTTTCGCACAATAGGGTTTCAAAAGCGCCGCCGCGACTGGGGATAGCGTCTCGAGCGCGGGCGCGGATGCGGCGCTTTGCGCATAGCCGATCGAATATCCGTCAAGACGCTCCGAAACCACCTTTTGCCCTTGATTTTCAAGCGCCGCACCAAACGCGAGGACAATCATTGCGATGGCGTGCTTGATCGTCTCCGGCACGTCGCCGCTCGCGAATCCCCCGCGATACGAGACGCAAACCTCGCCCGATTTCTTGCTTTGGAACGTCATGACGCCCGTGTCGCGATGCAATACGTAATCGTTTATTTCGAATCCGTCGACCGTGACCGACGCAATGGATTCAATCGGGAACGCGCTCAGCAGAAAGACGCCGCCGGGATCGATCCGCGTCTCTTGGTGATCCAACAAGCAGATTTTGCGGCGCATGTGGTTCTCGGCGATTTCCTGCGCGAGGCGAATTTTCACGGTCGCTTCGGCGGCACTCATCGTAATGCAGCCAATTTCGCATAGTTCCTCGGGCGTCATGCACAAGGACATCCGGATTCACCTCCAATTCATCCCAATCTTTTGCACTATTCGGACGCCACCAGCCCCGCCGTGCGCAGCTTGGCGAGGAGCGCGTTAAAATCGGCAAGCAATCCCGCCACGTCCGTCGCCGCGCTGTCCGCCTGCGCCGCCGCCATCATCACGCCGCCCCGCGCGCTCGCCGTGGCGTCCGGCAGCGTATACGCCTGCGGATAAGTCGGCACGTATAACTTTTTGTCTGATCCGATCTTTGCTTCCACCGTGTCCCCGGAGCCTTTCTCCGCGGCTTTGACGCCGCCAAGCGCGGCGGCGCTCGCCGCCGCCGCCGTCGCCGCAATCCCCGTCACCGTCGCGCCAGCCTCGATGGTCAGCTTCCCGCCGACCACCCACTCGTCCCCGCCCGGCTTGCGGTAATTCTTTCCGCTGTATTCGCTCATGTCACACACTCCTTACGCCATCTGGATGTACTTGATCGCCGCCGTGTCGATCAGCATGGAATCGTAGCGGCGGTAGGCGAGGAACCCCACCTGACCGCTGGTCGCGGCGATCTCGTTCAGGCGCTGGAAGTAGAGCCCGCGACGATCCAAAACCCTGAATTTCTTGAAGTCGCCGAACAGAACCGCCTTATTGCCGGTCGTCATCTCCGGCATGGTGTCGGAGGTATAGAGCGCGTGCCCGAGCAAGCGATCCGGCTGACCGTCCAGCAGCGAGGGTTGCCAGATGTACTGGCCGTCGCCGCTCTTGAGCTTGCGCAATTTCACCAGCGAGCTGTCGTTCATCAGGAACGATCCGACCTTGCGGTATTTCTGATTCAGCGAATACACGAGGTCTAGCAGTTCGTCGGCGGTGAACGCGGTCGCCGAGGCTGCCGTCTTGCCGAGCGTCGCGTCGGTCAGAATCCCGCGCGGTTGGGTCGTGCCCGCGCCGGTCAGGAAGTGCGTTTCCTCGAGTTCCGCAAACGCCCTGCCGAAATCATCGCGAATCCACGCTTCGATGTCGATGAACATGTCCTGCATAGCCTCGTTGGTCACGTAGGAGAGCGCGCCGACTTTGAACGCCTTCATGGTTTTTTTCGCGAAAGCGGGCGTGCTGGCGGTGAAGTCCGCGCCCTCGGCGATCAGATACGCGGTCGTGTGCGCGGTCGCGTAGGGCATCTCGACGTCCGAGTTGGACGCGCGCACGTCCGCCAAGGCGCGCACGACGTTCTGCTTCTGGATCTCGTCGAGCAAAGTGCGCTCCATCGCCGCCGGGGCAAGAATGCCGCCGGACGCGCCGACGCCGGTGATCGAGGTTCCGAGGATGCTTCGAAGCTCGCTGTTTTCCGCGCGGCGGTCAACCCTCAGCGCCCCGTCGTTTTGCCCGAACGCCATGTAGCGCATCAGGCTCTGCCGGTATTCCCGCGTCTCCGTCGCCTCGCTTCGCTCCTCGACGTTCGATCCGATCGGGCGCAGTTGCTGCGGATTCTCGCGCCCGTTCGCGCTGCCGCGCAGTTCCGCCTCGCGCGCGCTCACGCGCTCCTCGCGCGCAATCTCGCCGCTCAGTCGGTCGTATTCTTGGTCAAATCCGGTGTACTGCTGTTCCTCCTCCGAGGTTAGGTCACGCTTTTCCGCGTCCGCGAGGTTGAGTAGCGCACGCGCATCGAAAAGCGCCTTCGCGCGCTTTTCCATCAGGGTTCGGATTCGTTCATTCATGGTTGTTTCCCCTTCCTTCCTTGTCCTTTAGTTCCAGTTTCCGGCGCAACACCGCGTTGCGCCCCGTGTACTTTTTCTCCTCGAGGTGGCTTTGGTAGATCTCCCGCGTCGACCGCGCCGAAACGCTCGTCCGATCGTAGGCGGGGTAGGTCACAATGGATACGTCCTGCAATCGCACGTTGCGAAGCGTTCGCTCGTCAAGCCCTTTTTGGGATTTCCACTCGTCCTCTATGGTCTCGAAGCCGAACGAGCATTGGTTGATATCCCCGCGCCTGACGCTTTCGCGCAAGTCGCGCGCCCAGTTCGTATTCGGGGCGTGGATTTCAAAGCGCAGTCCGCGCTCGTCCTCCGAAAGCGTCATCGTGCCGGAACGGTTGCGCCCGAGCACATAGTTGGGGTTATGGTTGAGCAGCGCGCGCACGTCATCCGTCTCGATCGTGTTCCGAAACGCGCCCGGCGCGATCTGTTCCCGAAACCCGCCCAAGTCTTCGCTCCACACGTCGAAAACCGCCGCGTAGCCCTCGAAAACGAGGTCGTCCCCGTCGCCGTCCGGCACGCATAGCGCCGCAGGTTGGGCGCGCACCTCGCGCCGCCCTTTCGTTTTATCCATCTCCGCTCCTTTCTCCCAAGAAATGGGGACACAAAAACCGCCTCCGTTCGGAAGCGGCCTTGAGCCGTTTTTTATTTGGTCAA